CATTAAGAGTACGTTTATGGACATGGCAGAAGTTAAGAATAGTAACAATAAAAACTTAAAGCGTAATTTAAGAAAAGCTACCAGCTACTACTCAGCACTTGCATATGGATGTGCAATAATTATAGAGGAATCCAACAAAAGTGAATAGAGGCTACATGATGGTAGCCACATTATCAAAGCCGTTTTATGATGCTGCGATAATGGCTGCTGAGAGTTTGAAAGATGAAGTGCCGGATGCTAAGATTGCATTCTATACTCATGAAAAATGGTTAGAAGACAGGCATAGACATTTATTTGATCATATAGTAACCCCTGTTCCTGTTCATTGTAGAACCAAATTATGGGCATTACCTTTAACACCATATGATCAAACAATATACTTAGATGTTGATATATTTGTTTTAACTAATGAGATTGAAGAAGTGTGGGATCATTTAGGGGACCATGATGTTGTAATGTCAGAAAATAGACCGTATAATGCAAAGGTAGTCTACTTTTCTCATGATGAATTAGAAGGTCCAGGACTTCCTGGCAGAGAGCTTAATCACTATGATCCAGAACACATAGAATTATATAAGCAAGGTAAAGCACATAAATTTAGATGGCACTGTGGTATGTTTGCGTGGAACAAGAATGAACGTACTCAAGAGCTATGGCATCATTGGTTAAAATGGTATAAGATACATACCGTTGAAAAAAACACCAGTCCTTTTCCGGAAGGATTAGAATACTGGGACACTTTTGCATTTTGGAGAGCCCTTTATGAAACTCCTAAACTAACAGAAAGTTTAGACATAGTAAGACTGCCCAATGATGCTAAGTACAATTTTGTAACAGGTTACAGAGAAACAGAACTCAGACCGGGTCATGAGAAAGCTGTATTACATTATACTATAGACCCAGGAGCTGTAAAACAAGGACATACATATGAAGCAGATATTGACACTCAATACGGATCTTTTAAAGATCTTAGATAATTATAGTAAATTTATGTCAGAGAATAGACCTGACGTAAATCTACCCAATTGGAAGACTAAGGGCAAGTTTAAAAAAGAAGATAGGGCTGAATTTGCTACTTCTTTAGAATGTCTAAAAAGTATGCATCACGATACGCATGATGGGTTTCCACCAGATAGTTATGGTTATGATATGAATGAGCCTACCCTTAAAAGAACCTTAGAAATGGAAGGCGATAGATTTACACCAGAAGAAAAAAAATGGATCCAAACCTACATTGAAAAGTCACAACAACTTGATGATGAATTAGGAACATATATTGGTTATAAGTTCTGTGCACTTAAAATGTTTTATCCAGAAGACGGTTATATTGCATGGCATACTAATTGGAATGTGCCTGGATTTAATTGTTTATTTACTTGGAACCCTACTGGTGAGGGATATTGGAGAAACTTAGATAGTTCTAATGAGCCTGAAGGTTCTATAATTCCTGATCCAGATACCAAGTTAGTCCATATGCAAGACCCAATAGGGTGGCATTGCAAACTTGGTTACTACGGCAAGAAAGAGGAACATGATAAAATTATGTGGCACTCTGCTTATGGTGGACCTAGAATAACTTTAGGTTGGGTTGTCTTTGATAAAAATATTTGGGACGATATTGTAGATGAACTTACGAACTGATTATAAGTACGCATTAGTAGAAGAGTATAAAACTTATTGGAATGCTTATCAAGAAGCAAATGAATTTTATAGTGATCTACTAGGTTTAGGACCTAAATTTACAAGACACTTCTTTAGAAGAAAACAACAAGCCAAGGGACACTCATCTGTTACAGAGATACATCTCTTAGATCAAAATACATTATGGTTCGTTACTTATGGAAGAACTAAAAGAGCATTGGAGTGTTTAATTGACTTCAATGAGAATGATATTTCTAGGATAGCAGAAGATAATAGAATTGTTACCGAGAGAAAGATTATCCCTTTGAACTAGCCCTGTCAATCTATCCTTTGTTATAAATACTCTAGTATATGTAGGAGTACTAGATGGCGACTAGAGTTAATATTCTAATAGACCAAGGAACTGACTTTACAACGTCAGTTAACTTAACAGATAATAGCGGAGCACAGTTAGACCTAACTGGGATGACTGCAGCCTCACAAATAAGAAAGACGCACTCGTCTTCCAACGCAACCAGCTTTACTACAGCCCTAGCAAACAATACGGGCACTCTTACACTATCATTAAACAACTCTGTGACTTCTAGCTTAAGTGCTGGTAGATACGTATATGATGTTGAGTTAACAGACTCTGCAAGTATCAAATCAAGAATACTTGAAGGCATAGTTACGATAACTCCAGAGGTAACCAGATAATGGCCAATACTCTATTTAATCAAACTTCATCTAATATAAAAGTAAGTATAGGCGGAAGTGGTGGCATACAAGGCTCTACAAGTTCTAACACAATAACATTACAATCAGGTGGTGTAGGAGGCAAAAGTAAAATTGCTGATCTACTTGACGTAAATGATTCAACCGAAGTTGATGGAGGTACATTGGTATACGATGCTGCTAACGACGAATATGTCTTAAAAGCATTACCTATTGATGGAGGCACATTCTAGTGTCAAACACAGTTATTCAAATAAAAAGAAGTCACGTTAATGCCACACCTACGGTATTGGCTAACGGTGAACTAGCTTACTCTTTTCAATCCAATAATCTATTCATTGGTGCTAACTCTGATACTAATGAAATAATAAAAATTGGTGGTGGAAGTGATGTTGCACTTCTAAATGTAACACCTGGTGCTGTTAAAAATGGAGCAGCTATTGTAGCAAACTCCACTGGTGGTATAGACACCTTAACAGTAAATACATTATCAGTTGGTACTCAGTCTGGTAATGATTTAGCAGCTAGTCAAAACGTCACTGCTAACATAGTTATATCTAATACTGTCACATCTGGTAATGGTAATTTTGTAGATGTAAACGTATCAAACACATTAACAGTTAACGGTGATATAGTATTAAGAGGCGATAACATATCACTAGGTGATGGTGGAGATGTTATATCATTAGGTGCATCAGTAAACAATAATATAGTACCTACAACAGATGATACTTTTACATTAGGAACATCATCATCAAATTATAAGACAGTTTTTGCAAATCAAGTCACATTAGGTTCAGCACCATCAAATGATACAGATGCAGCTACAAAAGCATATGTAGATAATGTAAGTGCATCATTGATAGGTAACGCTATTTCTATTGGCGTTCCAACAGATGGAATATTTGCTAATGGTACAGGTTCAGGAAATATAGAAGGCGCAGTAACATCACTATCAAATACAACAAGCGTAGCAGATGCAATAGATTCTATGAACGAAGTAATGTTCAATATTCATCAACAAACATATGTACGTGATGTTGTAGTAACATGTACATCAGGAAACACAGGTGGTGCACCTTTAACTGCAACACTAACAATTAATGTCGTTGGAAACGCCAACGCATTTGATATCAACTGGGGGGATGGTAGTTATACCAACAATACGTCTGATTCGACGCCATCTCATACATATTCGGATAACACTAACTCCCCATTCGATATTACTGTAACAGCTAGAAACACTGGAGCCAAGGGCGAAGGTAATTCAGCATCACAATCAGTAACTGATTTAATTACTTTATTCACAGCAGATCCAGTAGCTGACTTTGATATTATGTCAGCAGTATCTGGTGGCAGTGAAATAACAGAAGCAAACACAGGACAAACTATTTACGTAGATAATGACACTACAAATGCTAATGATGTCGTAGCTACATTCTTTATCAACTGGGGTGATGGTAGTTCTAACTCAATATCTAATACATCAGTAGCTGGGGGTACTCAAGGTGCTAGAGAACCTCATGTATATACAAGTGGAACTGGTACAGGTACTAACACAATAACATTATCTATCAATACACATTCAACTGCTGATCCTTCATCAATACCAAGTAGTGCTACAAAAACTCTTAAAATATTTGACACATCTATTGCAACTCCAGAAGGATTGTCTGGAAAGACATTACAGTTAACCAGTTCATCAAACGGTAACTCACCAAGACTAGCTCAAGGATTTGTAGACCATTCATCAGAATCTTCATTAGGTGTTGGGTCATCTGTATCAAGATATACTACAACTGGCTCAATAACAACAGCAGGTGAAGCTAATACACAAATAGCATTTAATGCTGGAGCAGGAAGTTTATCTGCTATTGTAGATGGTGTAGTAGAAGGCACTATAAACTTTACTAGCGGAGATGATACTGGTTCAAACTCATCATTAGTCGTTGTAGATGAATTAGATTTCTATAACTTTGATAATACTGGATCTTCAGTAAACTCTGCTAATAGAAGATATGCACCAGGATTATATAGTGGGTTCAGATCAAGAGTATCTAAATCAAGTTTAGGTAACGGAGTTCACACTTACAAACTCTCACATTCATTAACTGGTAATACTAACATAGTACAATTTGTAAAAGATAACTTATCTGGAGTACCAGTTATAAACTTTAGCGGAACCTCTGTTACACAGAACACAGCAGGTACATTAGCATATGTATCTGGAGTACCATATTATACAAATGATGCAGTTATAAATGTCGTAGGAGCATTAGTAAGTAATGTAGCTGGACAGACATATAAAAATGACAGCTCACCATTTAACATTTATAGTGGAACTGATATAGAAGGCGACAGTGGATCTGCTTTCTCTACACAAACAAAAGATTATACAATATTACCTTCATCAACATTGAACAGTGGCAAGCCTATTGCTAATACTGGTGTAGGTGCAAATGTAAGCATAGATACTTTCCAAGTATCAGTAAATGGAGGAGGCCGAAGAGTAGAAGGCTTCTCTATGAATATGGAGAACGTAAATGGAACAGGAACCACAGTACAATACGCAAACACTAAGGTTGCGGTCTATAACGGAACTTCCAGTGGTGTTAACGAATCTAGTATTCCAGTTTCTGATAGCTTGGGTGCTGGTTTCGATACAGATGGTTTAAGAATTGTAACTGGATGGTCTGGATCAACTCCAGCATTCAATAGTGGACAAGATTATTATGCATCTAACAACTGGACAGGTGCAGTAACTATTGCTGGAACAGATGAAGCAGTAGTAAGATATGGAAATCTACAACACTATGATACAAACCTATCAAGTGGATATTTACCAGTAGGACCAGATTTAGCTACAGGTAGAAGCGGCACACAATATTTTAGATTTGCTTTTAAAAGAACAACAATGTCAAACTTTACAATTAGATTGACAGGTAAAGTATCAGGTCTGTTCATTGCAGCACCAAATACAAACATAGATGATACATCAGATGCCAATGGTTGGTTAGATGCATCAGCAACATATGCAGGGGCTGGTACTCCAGGAGCAAATACAACTGCTGGCGGTAACGGTTCTGATGGTTGTGCATTTACATCTGGTGATAGAATTATTGATGGAACGACATATAGTAACGAAGACTTTACTTTAACACTAGGTGATCAGAATGCTTCTGATTCATACAACAATCAAATATTAGTAGGAATTAAATTAGATGATGGTGACTACTTATCACAGCTGGAGGTTGAATAATGGCTATCAGTGATACCCAAAAAGTAGACCTGCTATGGAAAAAGGTTGGCTTCAGTAAAGCTAAATCAGATACCAATACAAATAAGAAAGCTCCTAATGAAGCTATTGTATCAGACTTAATTATTAAACCTGCAGAGGTATGGTCTGATGTATCAAGTGTTCCTTCTACAATTCCTGCATCTAATACAGCTGTACTTAGAATATATACAGAGTTAGAAACAACAGAAGATGGAACAGCAACAAATAACAGAACATGGAAAACAGGAACAACTAACTGGGTACCACCAAAGTTTGGTGCTACATATCAATTAAAGGTATATGTAGACTCAGCTGGATCAGGAAATCCAGTAGCAAACGGAACACAGTTATTTGAAACAGGTTCAGGTAACAATGATGAATGGTACTTTGATTATCAATCAGGTACATTAAACTTCATTGGATCCAACTTACCTTCAGGAGTATCTGATGGTAAGAGTATCTTTGTATCAGGAGCAAGGTATCAAGGTAATACTTTTGCAACTGGTATCAAGGATGTCACATTATATAATGCAACGATTAGTAGTTTAGCAAGTCCATTATCAACAAGTGATGGTGGTACAGGGTTAAACGTATTTACAAATAAAGGAGTATTCTATGCAAGTAATACTACAACCATGGCTCAGGCAACTGGATCCAATGGCCAAGTGTTACAGATAAGCAACGACACTCCAACATTTGATGATTTAGATGGAGGGTCTTTTTAGTGAGTGATTTAATAGATTTAGATACAGATGAATTAGTAATGTTGAGTCAATACATACAAAATCAACAACAGATAATAAATGAATTAACAGAAAAAAATATGCAATTAACTACTGAAGTTCAGGTTCAAAGATTACGTATCAAAGAGCTGGAACAAATAAATAATATCAAGAGGGATCCAAAACGAAGAACGAGCCCATTCGTGTTGGAAAGATTGCAAAATCAAATCAAATAGATTAGGAGAAAATCATGGCTTCAATTATTAAATTAAAAAGAAATACCAGTGCTGGTCAGATACCTAGTGGTGGTGATCTGCAGCAGGGTGAGCTAGCGATTAACTTAGCAGATAAGAAGCTATTCTCATCAACAGACGGAACGGACGTTATTCAAATATCAGGGGATGCTTACACAGTAGGCACTGTCGTAGATACTGATGGCGCAACAATTAAATTAACAGGTACTGGTAACGCCG